ACCCCCCTTACCCCCCGCAAACGACCCGGAGCCGGTTACGCTGCCTGCAATCCCTTCGGCTTCCAAGGCCAAGGGGCAACGCACCGCCACCACCAAACCTCGTGACCCCTTCGCATCGAAGCGGCTCCCAGACGATGCAGTCCCCATGGACCTGCTCGACTGCCAGCAGCTGCTGCCCGAATACTGGGCCGTCAAGAAAGGCACCCACTCTCAGAACGTCTTCCACCGCATCTGCAACCGCCTGCGGCAATGGACCCCGGAAGACCGCCGCGAATCCCTGGAATCAGCCATCGCCAGCGGCTGGGCTGACATCTACGAGCCCAGGCGCCGCCAGCAGCCCTACGGCCGCAAGCCCATCGAACAGCTCGGCGCCGAGATGGATGCCATGCCAACCCTGGAGCAGCTCTGCCGCGGAGGTAGCTGGTGAATAGCACCACCTTCACCCTCGGCCTCCGTGCCCTGGCCGCATCCCTGCCCTACGGCAAACGCCTGGAAGACGACGAAGCCAAGTTCCTCTGGCTCACCCTCCCGGAATCCGTCCGCGATCAGGTCAGCGACTCCATGTGGGCCTTTGCCATCGCCCAGCGCCGCATGGACCCCGCGCCCGACAAGGAGCTGAGCATCGAGATGCAGCTCCTGCGGTACCTGTACCGCGTCCGCGACGGGATGCCCGCCTTCGACTGGGGCCTCAAGCCGGATCTTGGCCAGCGCATGGCACTGCCCGGCGCCTTCCATTCCCCGGTGCCCCTGCCCGGTGATCCAACCCCGGCACCCGCGCTCACCGGCACCGCCCACCTGCTGGAAGGGCTGTTGTGAATCCCGTTTTCGACTCCGCCTCGGTCCGCACCCTCCTGCAGCGCGGCATCAACAACGGCTGGTGGACCCTCTCAGACCTCGGCACACCGTCCCCAGGCTTCCGCAACAACACCCGCGTCCAACACCGAGCGTTCCCACACGGCTACCAAGGCATCCAACACCGCAATCTGTTGCTGGACTCCCCTCCGGTTCCCAAACCCACGCCAGAGGCCTCCAGCATCCCCGAGAAGGCCCCTGAATCCCCATCCCCCGTGTCTCCCACGCCAAACCCCTCTGACTGGCCCTTCTAGCCCCCGTTCTGTGGGCTCAAACCCTGCAAACCGCACCAACCGCACTTAGGCCCATGACCTTCGACATCCAAGAAACCACCGTTCAGATCAACCACACCGAGAAAACCGTCAGCTTCTACACCACGCGTCGATCTGTCTTCCTCCAGCTCGTCAAGCGCAATCCCAACTACACCAAAGCCACCCAGATCCCTGGCGGCGGCTACGAAGTGGACTACCCGCTTGCGGAAACCAAGGGTGTCGCTTTGCTGCTCAAGCTCCAACCCGGCTCTGCCGAAGACCAGTTCCTGACCGAACAGGAGAAGGCACGCCGCATCGCATCCGGCGAACGCCTCAAGTCTCTCCGTGAATCCGACTGAGTAAACCCGTGATCAGCTCTGCCCTCCTCGTCGCCTACCTCGCCGGCATCTGCCTCGGCCTCACCATCCTCCAGCTCACTTCCCGCCATGACCGACAAGACCCCCACCCATGAGGCCTGGACTCACCTCCATGCCCTTCATGCCCTCCACCGCTTCCACTCCCCTGCCGTCCCCACTCCCCCACCGCCCTTCGAGCTCCCAGACGGCTCCTTTGACTCCGCTGCCTACCTCGCCTGGCTCAACTCCAAATGACCGACACCAAACCCGCCGGCATCGACCACCTCTGCCCCGATGACTGGGCAACCGAAGCCCGCGTCAAGCTCCCCTCCCTCATCGACCGTGCCGAAGACATGTCCGCCCGCTTCGGCGAGGGCATCTCACGCACTTCCGATCCCACCGCACGCCTCTACCCCGTCACCATCCCCCTGCTGAACGCACCCACCGTCAAAGCCACCATCCGTGCCGTCAGCACCCGCCAGGCACGCACCTTCGCTGCCAACAACCACCCCAACGCCGACACCGCACGCATCACCGTCGGCAAGCCACTCAAAGCTCTCTGACGCGATGGCAACCTCCCACGCACCCCAACTGCACACCTGGGCACTCACAGGCTTTCACCCCCTATCGGGCTGCCCCATCTGCCTCCCCTGGCCCCAGCAGACCACCATCGAAGTCGCTGCCCAGATCGCTAACGCCATCGTCACCACCTACTCCGTCACCGATCTCGTCATCCACCCTGATGACCTTTCCACCGGGGTCACCGTCCTAGTGCTCTGGATCTTCAATGGCCGCGATCGCCTGGCCGAACTCCCGGCCGACAACGTGGACGATGCCGTCGTCCGCATGGCATCCCTCGCCTCAAGCGGCACCATCGCCGTTCTGGACTAACATTCCTCCGATTCCCAAACGCACCACCACCCATGTCCCTCCCAGACCTCATCGACGCAGCGCCGGATTACCTGCAGGAATCCGCGTCCGAAGTTGCCTGGTCCATCGGCATCGCAGCCGCAGCACTCCGTGAGCACGGCGTCCCCGCCACCGCCGATGACCTCTACGCCTACGTTGCTCTGATCCTCAACCGCAACGACGACATGCTCGCCGCTGCAGAAGAAGAGGAAACCGAAGAGGACGAGGCCTGATGGCTCGCAATCTTCAGGTTGGAGATCGCATCAGGGCCAAGGTCCGCAGCATGGGCGGGTGGAAAGGCGAGGGCATTGTCACCGCTCCTGATTACGGCACAGACAGGCACCGTCCCATTGAGTTTCACAAGATCGGTCAAGATCCTGACGATCCACCGTGTCTCTTTTGTCGCTGTGAGGTGACGCTGGTTCGTCGTGCATCAACTCACGACCTCTGATTGACCTAAAGCCCCCGCAAGGGGGCATCCTATTGCGATGGCAGCTCCAAAGCCCACGGAAGCTGAGTACCAGCTACGTGCCCAAGAGATCGCCACCCTGATCTCCAAGGGCGCCAAACGATCCGACTGCCTGCAACATGCCGCAACAACGTGGGGCATCGCCACACGCCAGGCAGACGAGCTGATCGCCCGTGCAAAGGTCCTGATCCGTGAAGACTGGGCCAACACCGACCGCTCACAGCTCCGCGCCGAGCTGCTCAGCCAGTACGCCACCCTGCAGCTTGAGGCCCGCGAGAAAGGCCAGCTGAACGTGGCCCTCGGCTGCATCCACGGGGCAGCCAAGATCACGCAGCTCATCTCGTGAGCATCCTTGACGGTGACGGCGGCTGCATCCTTGACGAGCCCGAGCCGTTAGCCGCTGGCCCTGGTGCCCCCACCACGGCCGAGGTGCTCGCCCGCATGAGGCCTACCCTGCTGCGTCACCAGCTGGAGTTCTGCGACAACCTCGAAGCGCGGAAGCTGGGGTTGGTGTGCGGGTTCGGGGCAGGTAAGACACACGCCCTGGTGGCGAAGGCGATCACCATGGCAGCCCTCAACATCGGCCACGTCTCGGCACTCTTCGAGCCCGTGGCGCCCATGCTGCGGGACATCCTCCAGCGCACCATGGACGACCTGCTGGAGGAGTACGCGGTGCCCTTCACGTTCAGGGTGTCGCCGCTACCTGAGTACGTGCTGACCTTCGCGGAAGGCAGCCACACGATCCTGTTGCGCACCATGGAGACATGGAACCGCATCCGTGGCCAGAACCTCTGCGCCATCGGCTTCGATGAGGCCGACACTGCCAACAAGCGGGTGGCAGAGCAGGCCACGCGCATGGCCCTGGCACGCTTGAGGGCTGGCAACGTGCGGCAGTTCTATGCGGCAACGACGCCCGAGGGCTGGGGCTGGGCCTACGAAACGTTCGAGAAGAACGCCGGGGAAGACACAGCCCTGATCCGTGGCAGCAGCTACGACAACCCCCACCTCCCGGCAGACTTCATCCCCTCCCTGGAGGCCAACTACCCGCCGCAGCTGGTGCAGGCCTATGTGATGGGCCAATGGGTCAACCTCACCACCGGGCAGGTCTACGACCGCTTCGACCGCACCAAGCACGTGCGCGATCTGCCCTTGCTTGAGGATCGCTTCGGCAGGCCCTACCAGCACCAGACGCAAGGCAAGCCCTGCGCCGACGAAACCATCCTCCTCGGCGTGGACTTCAACGTGGGCAACATGCACGGCTGCCTTGCCCTGCGCCGTGGCCCTGATCTGTGGGTCTTTGATGAGATCGCCGAGGCCCACGACACCGACGACCTGGCCCGCAAGGTGCGCGAGCGCTACCCCGATCACCGGATCCTGGCCTACCCCGACGCCTCCGGCGCCAAGCGCACCACCAACGCCACCCGCAGCGATGTGGCCATCCTTGAGGGCTACGGCTTCAGCAACATGGCGCCCTCTGCCAACCCCCCGGTGCGTGACCGTGTGGCCGCTGTGCAGGCTGCCTTGGAGAACGGCTTGGGCGAGGTGCATTTATTCGTGTCCCCTAATTGCCCTAAAACGATCGAGTGCCTGGAGCTGCAGAGCTGGAACGAGAATGGGGAGCCCGAGAAGGAATCGGGCTATGACCACATGAACGACGCCCTGGGCTACATCGTCCACCGCATCAGGGCCGTGGAGAACGCGCAGGCCGGGCGAAAGGTCGGCGGCATCAGGCTCTACTGAGACAGGGGCAACCTAAGCCAAAGCCCTGACCCATGAGCGCCGGATACCTGCTGCCCTCCAGATACACAGCCTCCGGCATCATCGCTGCCCCAGGCACCACGGCGGCCAGCGTCAACGATTGGCAGGTCTGGCAGCCTTCCGCCGCATGGACACGCCAGGAGCCCCGCTGGCGCCTGATTGAGGCCCTCCACGGCGGCACCCTCGGGATGCAGGGCGCCGGCACCACGTGGCTGCCGCAGGAGCCCCGCGAGTCGGACGAGTCCTACCAGCGCCGTCTCAAGGGGTCGGTCTGCCCGCCGTACCTGCAGCGGATGGAATCCATGCTGGCCGGGATGCTCACCCGCGTGCCGCTCAAGCTGGACGGCGTGGTGGATCAGATCCTGGAGCACCTCTACGACGTTGACCAGCAGGGCAACGACCTTCAGCGATTCCTGGGCAGCCTTGCCCGCAAAGCTCTGCGCTGGGGCCACATGGGGATCCTTGTGGACTACCCGGCCGACGTTGATGGCACGCCGTCCCCCCGGCCGTACTGGATCGCCTATGAGCCCCGGCAGATCCTTGGATGGCGCACCGAGACCGGCGGCAACGGCGGCACGCTGACGCAGCTGCGGCTCTACAACACCTACACGGCGCCTTTCGGATCCTTCGGTGAGGAGCAGGTCGAGGAGGTGCGGGTTCTTGAGATCGGCAGCTACCGCGTGTTCACCCGTCGCGCCTCCCGCGGCCAGGACTGGGTAGAGACGGCCAGCGGAAGCACCACGCTGCCCTACATCCCGTTCAGCGTGGCCTACAGCGAACAGGTGGGCACGCTGGAAAGCCGCCCGCCGCTGGAAGAGATCGCGCACCTCAACCTGCAGGCCTATCAGCGCAGCAGCGACCTTGCGAATCAGCTGCACCTGGCGGCCGTTCCCAGATTGATGATTTTCGGCGCCAGTGCCGAGATTGAAGAGATCGAGGCCGGCCCCGAGGCAGCCACCACCTGGCCCGTGGATGCCCGCGCTGAGTTCATCGAGCCGGCTGGCACCTCCTATCAGTACCAGTTCCAGCATCTGGAGCTGATCCAGCAACAGATCGCGCAGCTGGGGCTTGCCACGGTGATGCCGCAGAAGCTGGCAGCGGAAACGGCCACCAGCAAGGCGATTGATCGGTCGCAAGGGGATGCGGCGCTGCAGGTGTTCGCGCTGCAGCTTCAGGACTGCATCGATAACTGCTTGACGTACCACGCCGATTACCTTGGCCTACCGGCAGGCAGCTGTGAGCTGTCCCGCGACTTCCTTGCCCAGCGCCTCGATCCCACCGAGGTGGCCCAGCTGATCGCGCTGACGGTGAACGGCAACATCACGCAGGAGCGGCTACTGACGCTGCTGGACAAGGGCGGATGGATGGGCGATGAGTTCGACCTGCAGGAGGAACTACAGGCCACCGAAGCGCAGCAGCAGCAGCGGCTCAGGGAGCAGGAGCAGATGCTGCAGGCAGGCATGAACGAGCTGCCGCAGTAGGCAACCTACGGGGCACACCAGCCCTGTGGGCATGTCTGAATCATCCGCTCCTGTGGAGCAAACCCCCAGCACCGACACCGCTGCCGAAGAACTCGAGCGCCTCCGCGCCAAGAACCGCGAGCTGCTCGACGAAGCCAAGAAAGCCAAAGCCAAGGCCTCCCAGGTCCCCGATGGCGTGGACGTGCAGGAGCTGATCGAGTTCCGCCGCAAGACCGAGCAGGCCAAGCTGGAAGAGGCCGGCAACTTCGCCGAGCTTCGCCAGCAGCTGCAACAGCAGTACGACACCGACACCGCTGCGCTCAGGAAGGAGATTGACCGGCTCACTGCCCGCATCCGCGACCTGGAGCTGATCAGC